AAATATATACTATATAGGCGAAAAAATTAAAACCTGGCCAACAGCAAGAAACAAAACAAAGACCATGAACAAGAAGCAAAATCAAAAAAACAAAATCGTGAAACAAAACCGTGGAACATAACCAAAGGCAACAAAGCCAGGAAGTGAGCTGCGGTTTTTCAATACAGAAAAAGCAGAACTGACTATAAGTCAAAACAGAGATAAACGCGAAAGAGCAAAAAGCAGCCTCGTGATTAAGTTCTGCACTAAAAAAGAAAGGACACACCAACGAATGAGCCAAACCGAAGAAATCGTCTATCTGCAGACGGAAGATATACACCCATACTCGAAGAACCCACGCCAGAACGAAAAGGCGGTTCCATACGTCGCAAATTCTATTCGCGAGTTTGGTTTCAAGGTTCCAATTGTCGTGGACGAAAGCCACACAGTAATTTGTGGCCATACCAGACTAGCAGCGGCGAAGAGCCTCGGACTGGAAGAAGTACCGTGTATCATTGCAACCGACCTAACGCCGGAACAAGTACAAGCGTTCAGATTGGCGGACAACAAAGTGGCAGAGATTGCAGAGTGGAACGAAGAGTTGCTGCAGGACGAGCTGGACGATTTAAGCGACATATTCGACATGTCGGACTTTGGTTTTTTCGATGGCCTAGACCAGGAAGAAGAACCGGAAGCGTACGAGGACGACTACGATCCAGAATTGACAGCCACACCGAATGCGGTGCTTGGCGACATATACCAGTTAGGCGAACACAGACTGATGTGTGGTTCCAGCACAGACGCAACAGACGTCGAGCAATTGATGAATGGTGAAGTTGCAGATTTATGCATAACAGATCCACCGTACAACGTCGACTACGAGGGCGAAGCAGGCAAGATTATGAACGACAAGATGGGCGATGCGAATTTTTATCAATTCCTTTATGACTTTTACGGAAATATGCTTGTCGCATTAAAGCCAGGAGGAGCGTTTTATATTTTCCACGCCGACCGTGAGGGTTCGAACTTCCGTGTCGCATTAAAAGATGCAGGAGGCCAGGTTAAGCAATGTTTGAACTGGGTAAAAAATAACCTGGTACTCGGACGCCAGGACTACCAATGGAAACACGAACCGTGCCTTTATGGTTGGAAAGACGGAGGCGCACACTTCTTTATTGACGACCGAAAACAAACAACCGTCATCGAGGATAGGCCGAACCTGCGTGAAATGACAAAAGCGCAGTTAATTGATTACATTAAGGCGCACCAGGACGATGGACACGCGTCAACGATCATTCACGAGGACAATCCAGAAGCAAGCGACCTGCATCCAACAATGAAGCCGATTAAACTGGTCGGCCGATTAATGGCAAACAGCAGCAGCCAGGGCGAAATTGTTGTGGACTTCTTTGGAGGTTCCGGTTCGACGCTGATTGCTGCGGAGCAATTAAAGCGTAAGGCCTACTTGATGGAGTTAGATCCACGCTTTGTTGATGTGATAATCGACCGCTGGCAGAAGATGACCGGCAAGAAAGCGAAACTTCTAAACGAAGAAACAAACCCAAACAGAAAAAAGAAATAAACAGGAGGTACAGCAGAGCGGAGGTGAGAGAAACACATGGGAAGAAAGAAAGTCAAAATTGATTATGACACCGTGAAGAACTTAGCCAAAATCTGCTGTACACAGGAAGAGATAGCGAGCGTTCTGGGCTGTAGCGTTAAAACCCTACAACGTAGAAAGCAATTCAACAAAGCGTACCAAGACGGCTTGAACGACGCCAGGGCGAGCCTGCGACGGCTGCAATGGAAGTCGGCCGCCAGCGGAAACATAACCATGCAGATTTTCCTCGGTAAAAACCTATTAGGCCAACGTGACCGGTTTGCAGAGGATGAGCGCTCCGAGGATAAAGAAAAGGTAACAATCATCAACGACTTGCCGCAGGAGCCACAAAACGAAGCACCAGAGCCGCAGGAAGAACAACGGTCGAGCAATTCCACCACCCAGGCAGGAAACGCGCCAGAAACGCACGGAAACGAGCAACAGCAGGAGGGTGAGAATTGATGGCAGGAATTACAGACACACCAGGAAAAGTGGTGAGCATTCGAGAAATCATAATCCCTGCATATTACAGCACGTTCAACGCCAGCAGGACATACACGCATAAGATTTTCGACAGCGGCCGTGCAGGAACAAAGTCCAGCAGGGCAGGCATTAAAGCGATTTACAAAATCATAAGTGATCCACATTGCTCGGTTGTGGCATTGAGAAAGCACCACAACAAGTTAAAGAAAACGATTTATAAAGAAGTTCTGCGAGCCATTGGTCGTTTAGGCCTAAGCAAAAAGGACTTCAAGATAACAGTTTCACCGATGGAAATCACGTACAAGAAATATGGAACCACGATATATTTCACTGGATCCGACGGCATAGACGATACAAAGGGTATCATCGACGAAGAGAACCCAATCAAACTTGTAATAATTGACGAGTTGACGGAGTTCTTCGACGACGGCGACGGCGAGGACGAATTGATGAACATTGAGGCAACATTCGTCCGCGGAAACAGCGACGAGTTCACAATGGAGTATTATTTCAACCCACCGAAGAACCAGAAAGCACCGATAATGCAATGGGTTGATAAGATGTGCCGCCGACCAGATACAATCCGCATTCACACAACATTCAAAGATGTACCGGTTAAGTGGCTCGGTAAAAAGTTAATAGATAGCGCCGAAGAGTTGCGCCGTAATGATGAAAAGATGTACCGCTGGGTTTGGTTAGGCGAATGCGTCGGAATTGACGACGTAATATATTACATGTTTGAACCAGAGCGGCACGTTAGTGACCGATTTAACTGGGCGGATATAGCCTACATAGGCATAGGCGTCGACTATGGCCAGAAGAACGCGACGACATACCAGGCGTTCGGCTTGGATATGAAGAACCGCAAGCTGCGAGGAGTAGGCGAGTACTGGCACAGCGGAAGAGATACAGGAAAGCAGAAAAGCCCGAGCGAATACGCGCAGGACTTCAAGGCATTTAAGGAACGCCTGGAAAGCCCACAGCCAGCAACGTACGAGGCGGCAGTTGAGCTGCAGCATAACCCAGAAGCAAACACACCAACGACCAGGAAGAAAGTGACAGATGTGTTCATAGATCCATCTGCACAGGGCCTGGCCGAAGAAATCAGACGTTTGTGTCCGGACGTTATGATCCACAACGCGAAGAACGACGTAGCCGTCGGAATACAACGAGTTAGCAAATTATTAAGCCTGCAGGCCATGACATACCACCCAACACAGAAGAACCTGCAGGAAGAAATGTATTTATATCAATACGACGAAAAGTCAATCGAGGCAGGAAAAGAAGTTCCAGTTAAGGTTGACGACCACGCATGCGACGCGCAGCGATACCTGGTAATGGGTTACTGGCGACGCATGGCCGCCATTTTGCCAGGGCTGGCACTTGGCGATAAAAAGGAGGCAAGCGAAGAATGAATATTCAAAACACAACAGAAACAACGCTGGAGATTGCAGAAAGAAAACTGGTAACAAACGAAAGCGATTGTCTAACGGCCGTGCGCGGCTTCATTAAGCAGGTTCTAAACCGCGACGTACTTGCGACGGAATACCACGGATATATAAGTGAGTGGTTACTTTGGTACAAAGGCAAAGTCGAAAGTTTCCACACATACAATCACTTCAACGGCCACAGATACAAGAAATGCAGCCGTTTCAGTTTAGGATTGCCGAAGCAAATTTGCGAGCAGTGGGCGTCATTGCTTTACAATGATAAAGTTTGTTTCAATCTGGACAGCGACACGAAAGCAGGAAGTGCAGAGTTTGACGATAACGCCATATTAAAGGAGATTTTAGAAAAAAATAAATTCTCGGTTAAGTTTAGCAATCTTGTCGAAATGTACATGGCATTAGGAACAGGAGCAACAACGGAATATAAGGACGCAAAAGGAAACGTTAAAATCAATTACATTTACGCACCTATGATATTCCCGCTGGAAGTAGAAAACGGCGAAATTGTGAGCTGCGCGTTTGGATCATACACCGGCACCGAATACTTCGTGGAGGTACACCAGCGCCAGGCGAACGATACGTACAAAATCAACAATTATCACTTTGTAGAGAAAGCAAGCGAAAGCAGCAAGTACGAAGTTATCCAAAAAGACGGCGTCGTAGATGAATACATTTCAGATGTTAAAATGTTCCAGATTTACACACCGAACATTAAAAACAACATCTCCATTTTTTCACCGTTCGGAATTTCCGTTTATGGAAATGCGCTGGACGAAATAAAGACAGCAGACCTCGTGTACGATAGTTTTAAAAATGAGTTCTTGTTAGGAAAGAAAAAAATCTTCCTACGCGAGGGTGCGGTTAATTACAAGATCATTACAGACGAAAAAGGGCAACCACAGACGGTGCCTATTTTTGATGAGAACGAAACCGAGTTCTTTGCAATCCAGGACGTAGACGGTGACGACGGAAAGCAAAAACTAATAGAAGAAAGCAATCCGCAGCTGCGCGTCCAGGAACACACAGAGGGCATGCAGACAGCGCTAAACACAGTTGGCAAGGCCGTAGGGTTTGGCCTTGATTATTTCACGTTCAAAGGAAACGGAACGTACCAGAACACAACGCAGATCATATCCACGAAGAGCGAATTATATACAAACATTAAGCAGCACGAAAAGGTACTGGATAGCGCGTTGAAAGATTTAATCAAAGCGGTTATGTATTTGCGCAATAACGCGACGTACGAAAAAGACATCACTATCGACTTTGACGACTCTATCGTAGAGGACAGCGCAGAAGTTAAGCGTCAGGCATTGCTGGAGTTAAACGCAGGAATAATCGACAACGTTCAATATTACCAGGACGTTTATAAGATGACCAAAGAGCAGGCTATTAAGTTTGACGAGGAAATCCGCAACAGAAAAGCAGCTGCAGAACCAGCGGAGCCGCTGGTTGATGAAGATAGCGACGAAGAGTTCATCACGACCGGCAGACAGACAGCAGGCCGCGAAGAAGAACAAGCAGCGGAAGAAAACGAGCCGGTTAAGAACCCAATCAAGGAAGCAATTAAAAAGCCGGCAGATATTATCGACCAGGAGGGCGCAAAACAAGCGCGTGGAGGCCTCATTCGCATTAAGACGAAGAAGTAGCCACAGGTGACGAGAAATGCTAACAGATAAGCAAATAGAGGCCCTGTGCGAAGAGTTGGTGGCCATTTACAACAGAATGGAAATGCAACTATTCAAAGACGTAATAATGCGGTTCCAAACATACGAGGAAGCAACCGGAGCGTTGAAGTGGAACTTGAACCAACTTGAAGAGTTGGGTTTATTAAACCGCCAGGCAGTCGAAACGATATCCAAGTATTCTGGACGAGGCAAAGAAGCCATCCGAGAAATGCTGAAGAAAGCGCAGTTCGCAAATTTTGATAAGGACGACCTGCAGGAAGCATATAAAAGCGGCATGATCCAACTAAGCATGGAGCAGCTGCAGAAGTTGCCAATCGTTAAGCAGTTACAAAATGCGGCATATAAAGGCTTTGTCAACGACACGATCAAGTTGATAGAAACAAAGGCCCTGGAGTCCACGAAGCAGGCATATATGACGGCACTGAACCAGGCATATATTGAAAGCGCCAGCGGCACGTACAGCCATAACCAGGCAATCACACGAGCAATCGAAGCAATGGCCAAACATGGCATATACGGAGCAACGTACAGGCGCGAGGATGGCACAATCCGACGCATGAGCATAGAGGCCGTAGTCAGACGCGACGCAATCAGCGCCAGCACCAGGCTGGCCAATGACACAATGGCAATATGCGCAGAAGAGATGGGCGCCGAATATGTCGAAACAACTTCACACCTGGGCGCCAGGATAGGCGACGGCCAACATGACCACACAAACCACGCCTGGTGGCAGGGCAAGGTTTACGCATTACACGGCAAAGGGAGCGCAGAAGCAAACGAGGCCGTGGGATATGAAATTCAAAACTTTGCAGATACCACAGGTTACGGCGAAGTTGACGGCATAGGCGGCGTTAATTGCCGGCACCGTTTCTTTGCATTCTTTCCAGGGATAACAACCCAGGCGGCGGAGCATTACGACGAAGAAAAGAACGCGGAAATATACCAAGCAACGCAGAAGCAGCGCAGGCTGGAACGTAATATCCGTCGTTGGAAGAAAGTACGCGACGCCATGAAAGCGATGGAAGATACACCAGAAACAATGGCGGCTGCAGATAAGGCGCAGCAGCACATTGATAAATTAAGTCAAATATTGGAAGCGCACTGCGACAAGTACGAATTAAGAAGATCATCCGCAAGGGAGCAATACAAGTAAGAAAAGACAGGAGGAAAACACCATGAGCAAAGACAACGAAGAAGCCGGCGTGTGGCGATATATAAACGGCCATCCTGTTTTTATTAAAAACAAAGTTCCAGCGGACGCTTTAAAGGCCGCAATAAAAGAACACTACGCGGCCAAAGGAAATAATGAATATAAATTGAAATACTGCACTGACAGTATGGATAGATGGGTTATTACTAAAAATTCAGAGTATCAAAAGGCAGAGCAGCTGCCAGTTATTGACGGTGAATTTGAGTTTATGGGAGAAAAGTACAAATATATCCCAAGAACTAATTTCTTTGACCATAAACCGGAAGAAATCGACATACTTAATAACATAGCGAAAAATTATGGAATTAAAGTCCAGTTGATACCAAAAATAAATATTCCAAACGGAATAAGTACACCAGATGCATTTTTTATATGGAGAAATGGCATTCCGGAAAGATGGGATCTAAAACGAATTTCAGGAAACGGGAAAAATACGATTATTAATTCGGTTTTGTATAAAGAAAGACAATCGCATAAATTTTTATTTTATATTAAACCAGAGTGCAAGTTTTCTAACAAAGAAATAGCACAATACGCAGATAACATATTCAGATATCCAAACACACAATTCGTTGATGAAATTGCAGTAATGCGTGAAGGAAAGATTGAAATCGCATTAAAGAAAAAATAAAAAAACAAGCAAACTCTGGCTGACACGCAATTAAGCGATAAAGGGTGCCACAGCTTGCTTGTATCCACATTAAACACCAAAAAAAGAAAAAATACAAGTCGCAAGAGAAATCTTGCTTTTTATTTGCAAAATAGGTGAACACGTCTGTGGTGGCCGTTAAACGCAAACACAGGCGACACATAGAAGCAGAACAATGTTCATACAAGATAGGGAACGCACGGCCGCGAGAGCGAACGGACGGAACCAGACAGGAGGAGAAAATGAACGGAACAGAAAACACAACAGCAACAAACGCAGCAGAGAACCAGGAAGTCGAAAACACAGCAGGAGCAGAAGTTGCAGCGCAAGAAAATGCGACAGCAGAAGCACAGCAAGGCAGCCAACCAGCAGAAGAAGAAAGCCAGAGCGCACAAGAAAGCGCAGGACAACCACAGAATGCAGCTGGAGCAAGCCAGGGCCTGGATGAGTTTTTGAATTCAAACAAAGCGTTCAAAGCAGAGTTTGACCGTCGAGTTGCAAAAGCAATCGACACGTACAAGCAGAACCACAGCGGAACGCAGCAGAAGCCAGGCGTAGACGAGGTGGCCGTGGGTTCATCATCCGAGCAGAAGTCCGAGAACATTAAACCGGAACAAGAAGCAACAGGGAACGACAATCCAGATCCAGAAACAGCAGCACCAGAAAAGCCGAACGATATCGGCGCATTGATTGCGGCAGAGGTCGAAAAGGCAACAAACAAAATCAAGTTCGAAACATGCTTGCAAAGAACAATGGAAAAAGCAGGCATTAAAGACACGATCGGTTATCTGGCGCATATCGACGTCGAAGATTTAAGAGCGCATTATGACGCGAAGAAAGACACAATCGACGGTTACGAAACTGTAGAGGAAGAAATGAGAAAGTCATATCCGCATTACTTCGCTACCGGAACTGCAACAGGCGCGGCGCATGGAACATTCGAGAAAGAAAACAATGCACCGTTGTCATTAAGAGAAGCATTAAGTGCCGCAATAAACGGCAAACGCTAAAAATTAAAAATAAGAAAGTAGAGGAAAAAATAAAATGCCAATTACACTAGCAGAGTCAAAAGTAGGAATGCGTGACAAAGTTGCGCAAACAGTAGTAGATGAATTCCGTCGTTCAAGTTTCTTGCTTGATCAATTAGTTTTTGATAACGCGGTTTCACCAGCGACAGGTGGTTCAACATTAGTTTATGGATATACAAAGTTGATGACTCCATCAACAGCGTCATTCCGTGCGTTAAATTCTGAATACACAAAGAACGAAGCAAAGCGCAAGGAAGCAACAGCAAAGCTCGCTATTTTCGGTGGCGCGTTCTCGCTTGACCGCGTTATTATCGAAACAGCAGGCGCGGTTGACGAGTTAGACTTCCAGGTTAAGCAGAAGATTGAAGCAGCACGTAACCTTTTCCACTGGGCGTTAATTAACGGCGATAACACAAAGGATAATCAGTTCGACGGCTTGGCGAAGATGTTAAAGGGAACATCAACAGAAATCGCAGCAACAGGAATGGACCTCTCCACAACACAGAAGATGACAGACAACGCAGACGCGTTCCTTGACACATTAGACGCATTTATGTCAAACCTAGAAGGTAAGCCAACAATGCTTTTAATGAATTCTGTTATGTTAACAAAGATTAAGGGTATCGCACGTCGCAAGGGCTACTATTCCAGAGTTGAGGACGCATTTGGTCGCCCGGTTGATTGCTGGGATAATATCCCAATGATTGACCTCGGTAAGTTCTACGACGGCGTGAAGAACAAGACAGTTGACTGTATCGAAATCGCAGAACCAGCAGGAACAACATCCATTTATGCTGTAACACTTGGCCTTGACGCATTACACGGCGTTACACCAAGAGGCGACAAGATCATCAGCACAAACCTTCCAGATTTAACACAGCCTGGAGCAATTAAGACAGGTGACGTTGAAATGGTTGCTGCCATTGCTTTAAAGAATTCTCTAAAAGCCGGCGTATTAACAGGTATCAAAGTTAAGTAATTAACCGCAACATAACAAAAAGCAAAAGCAGGCCTCCAGGTGAGCGCCTGCTTGCTTTCTTTTAGAACGGAGGAATAAATGCAATTTGTAGATTTTGAATATTACAAAAACAAATTCAAAGGTTCGCTGCAGGAGGATGAATTCAACCAACTAGCACGCGAAGCCTCCGCAATCGTCAACAGATTAACCATGCGCAGAATTAACGCAGACGCGCTGCAGGGCCAACCATACGAAAAAGACGTAAAGGACTGCACGTGCGCGGTTGCGGAAAAGATAGAAGAAATGCAGCGAAAGGAAGAAGCGGCAAAGATTGCGTCAGAAACAATCGGCCCGCATTCCGTCACATTCAGAAATGAAGCGAAAACGACCGAAGCAGAAAAGCAAATCGAATATAAGCGAGTTGTTGAAATTTATCTGTTTGGAACAGGCCTGCTTTATAGAGGGCTTGGTTGCACATGCTGACAAACAAGATAGTTGAAATGTTCCCACACACATGCACGATTTACCACAAACACGGTGACGATGAATATACGCGTCAGGTTTTGGAGGGCGTATTCTGGTACGGCCCACAACTGCTAAAATTAAGCGGAAAAGGCGTCGAAGCGACGACCAACACAACGGTTATTATTCCGAAAGAGATAGCAGACACGGCAGAGATTGCAGAAGGTGATTACGCCGTAAAAGGTACAGGCCCAGAGATAACGAGCATGCGAGAGTTGGAACAATACGAAACAATTACAATTAGTTCGATTAGCACGAATTACTGCGGACGGCCAAACGATAACAAGGTGATAACCGGTGTCTGATGATAAATTGATGACGGTTGATATATCCGGAATAAGAGCTGCAACGTCAAACCTAACAAGGACGTTAGGGTTAGAACCGGACGGCCCAGCGCAAAAGTTCTTTACACAAGAAATGATGCGTCAAACGGATAAATATGTGCCAATGGATACTGGCATGCTTGCAGGAAGCGCACAGAGGTTTATGGAACCGGACGCCGTAGTTTATTACGCACCATACGCGCAATATTTGTATTACGGCAAATTGATGGTAGATCCTGAAACATTAAAGGGCGCGTTCCATGATGAAGAAAACAACATGTTCTGGTCAAGACCAGGCGTGCCAAAAATTCTGGATCCAGACGGCAGAAGCTTGCAATACGACACGTCAAAGCACCCACTCGCAGGGCCTATGTGGGCCGAACGTTCGTGGGCCGACAACGGCGAAAAGATAACTGCAGAAGTCGAAGAATTTATCATGCGGAGGTACATAAAATAAAATGAGCAAACCGGAAAGCATTGTCGAGGCAATTAAGCAATATTTTGATGAATGCCCACTGATTAAGAAGATGGGAGCGAAAACAAAGGTGGAGTTCTTAAAGGACGATACGCGTTCGTTCAGCATTGAAACAGTACCAGGGCCGTCAGTTATTGAAAATTACCTGGACGGCGTATCAGAGCGCCAATATCGTTTCAACTTGGTCGCACGTTTCAATTATTCGGAAGAGGCGCGCATGAATATCGAAAACAGCCGGTTCTTTGAAGAACTGGCCGCATGGATTGAAAAACAAAGCGACGAAGAAAGACTCCCAGAATTGCCGCAAGGGGATGAAGCGGAGGAATTGAACATCACAACAACTGGTTATCTATTTGCGGTCACAGCAGACTGGAGAATAGCAAGATATCAGTTGCAGCTGCAACTAGTGTACATTCATGACACGAAAGCAGCCAAATAAAAAAACAGAAAGTGAGGAATTGAGATAATGGGAAAAATTAAGCGTTCATTATTAAAATCATTTTTAAACACAGATCCAACAAAGACTGGCGGCCAGGAAAAGTGGGCGTTGATTAACAAGGGCGTAACTTCGCAGAAGTTCCAGTACAACCCAGAAACAACAACTGAAACATACATCGGCGAAGATAGCGCAACAACATCGGTAGACTCCTATAAGGTTAGCGTTCAAACACCAATGACAGCATTCAAGGGCGATCCAATCTTTGAATACGTAGACGCGTTAAGAAAGAAGAGAGCAGTCGGCGAAGATTGCGAAACTCAACTCCTTGTTGTTAATGCATACGACAAGCAGACAGATGGTTCATTCTCTGCAGAATTAAACCAGGTGACAATTCAGATTACAGAGTTTGGAGCAGACGGCGGAAAGCCATTAGAAGCACCATTCACAATCGCGCTTAATGGCGATCCAGTGTATGGAACGGTTACGTTTGAAGCAAACGGCGCTGCTAAGTTCAAGAAAGCAACAACAGCACCAGGCGTCGGCGGTTAAACATAACGCAATATGAGGCAAGTTCACATTAGTGGCTTGCCTCTTTATTTTTTAAGTTTTAAGTAAAGGAAACATGCTTGCAAATATTTAACAAGCACAAGAGGAGAATAAAAAATGACAGACAGAAGCAATCAACAAGCAATCAATAAAATCAGAATTAAACGTCGCGAGGATGAAGTCTATCGCATTAACATAAGCGACGACGGCCAGGAAATCGTCTTCGATTTATTAGATATTAACCTGCCATATAAGGTCAATAAAGCATTTACAGACGTCGAAAGAAATCTCCAAGTTTGCGAGGGCAATGTTATAGCAATTCGCAATAAATACAAGAACCAGAAGCCAACTAAAAAAGGCATGCTAACACAGGAAGAACTGGAGATCCAGAACGAGTACAGAAAAATGTATCAAAAAGACCGCGAGGCAATGGATGAATTGCTGGGCAAAGGAACCATGCAGGCGTTGTTTGGTGATAGCAATTATTTGACTATGTTTGATGATTTATTCGAGCAATTAGAGCCGCATTTAAGCCGCCTAGAAATTAACGTAGACAGCGTCAAGGAACGCTTGAAGAAGAAATATCACATCGGTGAAAACCGCGGCGATAATGGCGCTGTATTGAGCTGAGAGAGGCAGGCATGAGATATCCACAGGCAATCGAAGTAGACGGCCGCAGGTTTCCGATAAATACATCGTACCAGACGGCCATCCGTTGTTACGAAATCGTCCAGGACGAAGCAGTGACAGACGCAGAGCGCGGCGCAATAGTAATGCTTCTATTGCTGGGTGACATTCCGCAGGATCTAAGCGTTGACGGAATGAAGAGGTTGCAAGAATTGCTTGTCAAATATTTGCAATGCGGAAAAGAGCCGGAACAAATAAGAGAGATGGACGAAATCTTGACGGAACGCGAGCCAGATATGGACTACACGTACGACATGGGATTGATAATTGCGTCATTCATTAGTGATTACAAAATAGATTTATCCGAACCAGAAAACGAAACAATGCACTGGTGGAAGTTCATTGATTTATTAAACGGCCTAAGTCCAAAGTCAGCGCTAAACCGCGTGCGAGAAATTCGCAACAAAGACCTGGGAGATTACAAAGACAATCCAAAGGCTATGGAAGAGTTAATCCAGGCAAAGCGTCTGGTTGCATTACCGGAAAAGATAACCGAGAGCGAGCAGGAAGCGCTGGACGAATTCGACAGACTACTACGAGGAGAAGTAAAGGAAAATGATTAAAACATAAAAGCATGCTTGCAAGGCGAGCATAGAACGGAGGTGCATACATGAGTCAAAGCATGATCCGAATAAACACGAAACTCGACGCCTCTGGGTTTAGTGCCGGCGCGGATAAGATTAAAAAGAAAATTGAAGAATTAAAGAGCGGCATTGAACGCATAGGAAATGCGTCGGCAGTTTCCGACGGCATGAGGAAACAAACCCTGGAGATGGAAAAGAATTTATCTATCCAGGAAAAGGCAGTCGAAAAGACTAAAAGCAAGATTGCAGAATTAAAACAGAAGTATGCAGAATTGGCCGAAGCAAAAGCTGCAAAAGAAAACAGTATCGCAAGCGGCGTAAAAAATGATAAGCAAAACATTTTCGAGGCAAGCCTTGAGGGTAACTTTGCAGAGAAAAACGCGTTGGCCCAGGGCAAGTCAAAAGCAGAGGCGTCAGAAATAGGCGATAAAGCATTCGACGCGCACATGCAGAAGATCATCGACCAGCAGAAAGAAGCGGACAGTGGGTTCAAACGCATTTCAGCAAGCGCAAAGGATGTGGCCAATCAAATAGGTGAACAGAACCGCGAATTATTAAAGCAAACAGCGCTGCGCAATACAATGCAGGCACAGGTTGACGGCCAAAAGAACGACGAGCGCCAACTTCTCAAGCAGGCAACTGCAATGCAGAAGTTTAAGGAATTTTTCTCGAATAAAGGAAAAGGCGCAGGATCCAACGGCGGCGGAATTTCCAACTTGGCCAAAGGCATAGGCAACGCATCTGGCGGCATAAAGAATATGCTGGGATTGATGGGAAGATTTACGTTGATGACTTTCGGTGTAATGTCGGCATTCCGAGGAATTAAACAAGCCATCGGCGAGGCGGTCAGCCAGAGCAAAGAACTGCAGGCAGCCATTGCCTCAATCAAGATGGTGGCGGCTGTAGCGGTTCAACCAATCGCGGAGGGATTAATTCGTGGATTGGCCAAAGCCGTGAGTTTCATTGCGGCAATAATTAAGGCATTGACTGGAGTCGATATTCTGGCCAGGGCGGCTGCTGCGTCTGCAGAAAAGCAAGCAGGAGCAGCCAAGAAAGAAGCGGACGAAAGAAAGCGAAGCCTGGCGTCATTTGATGAAATCGAAGTCATGCAAAAAAATGACACCGACAGCGGAGGCGGAGGCGGTGCCGGAGGTTTAGGGTTCAGCGATTTATTGCAACAGGTTGACCTGGGCGAGAGATTGAAGAACACCCTCGGCAAAATTAAGACATTGTGGGATGAAACAACCAAGAAAATAAAAGAAGCCTGGACCGCCAACGATAACGGCGTTCGAATAATGTCAGCATTGAGCGGAATGGCGAGCGATTTATGGAATTGGTTTGACCGCATTCTTGATGCAACGATTGAGTGGGTTAAGAACCTAAACCTGGAGCCACTATTCAACTCAATAGCAAAGGCGGTAGAGGCCATGCGGCCTGTATTTAACGATATCCTGGGTATTCTTGAATGGATATACAACAATGTCGTCCTACCGATAGCGAAGCTGCTATTAGAGGAAGTTATCCCGGCTGGCCTTGATGTTATCGAGGGCGCGCTGAAAGCCATTCATTCAGCAATAGAAGCACTGGCGCCGTTAGCGCAAGATCTCTGGGATAACATTTTGAAACCAGTCGCAGACTTCCTGGGCGACGCTTTCGTCGGAGCGATAGAAGTCGTGGCGGACGCATTGAACGGATTGTCGGACTGGATAGACAACAACCAGGAAACGTTCGCAACATTAGTCGGAGTTATAGCTGCGCTAGTTGGAGCGTTTGAGGGAATAAGCGGCGCAATGAAAGCCGTTGACGTTGTGAGCAAATTAGTTTCCGGAGGCATTGCTGCCGTATCCGGAGCATTGGCCTTCATAACCAGCCCAATAGGAATAGCAACTATTGCAATAGGCGCATTAATCGCTATCCTGGTCGCATTAGTTCTTAACTGGGATAAGGTAAAAGAATTTGCGATAAATTGCGTTAATGGAATAAAGGAAGCATTCGGAAAAGTTGCAGCATGGTTCAAAGATAAAGTTCTTACACCGCTGGGCGACTTCTTTAATGCCTTCAAAGAAACCACGCTGCAGATATTGCAGGCAATCGCGACAGCATTCAAAGCAACCCTGGACGGCTTCGCAGCATTGGTTCGTTGGTTTGCCGACTTGATAGTTAGCACATTCAAGGGAGCGTTTGACGGTCTTGCAAAATCGTTCAACGATACCGTAAATGCGATACAGCAAATCTTTAACGGCATAATCCAGTTTATAACCGGAGTGTTTACAGGAAACTGGAGCCAGGCATGGCAGGGCGTCGTCAATATATTTAATGGAATAGTTGGCGGTATCGTTTCTATTTTCAAGCTGCCAATTAACGGCGTAATCGGACTGATTAATGGCTTTATTAGCGGAATTAACCAGGTTCGAATTCCAAGCTGGGTGCCAGGCTTTGGTGGTATGGGAATAAATATCCCGAGCATTCCATATCTGGCCAAAGGCGCAGTTATTCCACCAAATAAACAGTTTGTCGCAATGCTGGGTGACCAAACACACGGAAACAACCTGGAAGCACCAGAGGGTTTAATCCGACAGATTGTCAGAGAAGAAACCGGAGGCTTTAACCAGGAAGCGATCGCGCTGTTAAGAATAATCGCATCAAAGAACTTCTCAATCACCAAACGAGAAGCAGGCGCTGCAGCAGTTGAGTACATCAATGACGAAACGGAAAGAACAGGAAACAGTCCTGTTCTTTCGTTTTAAGGAGGATAAACAATGGCAAAAATGAGCGTTTATAAAGTTGACGGCGTGGCATTGCCACCGGTTATCCGAGGCAACGCCAAGTACAGCGAAAACGACCTGGCGGAGGAAGCGTACCGCGACGCGCTGGGCTTTACACATAAGAAAACCGTACGGTTCGGCGTTAGAAAAATCGAGTTATCATGGCCGCGCCTAACAGACGACGAGTTAAATTTGATCGCAGATTTAACAAAGGGAAAGGAGTACTTCAAGTTTGAATATTACGACCGCAAGAAGAAAACTGCGGGCGTGATCCAGGAAGCCTACAGCGGCAACACATTGAAGTACACAATCGACAAGGGCGCAACGAATAAAAAAGTCTGGAAAGATATTTCCATTTCAATCGTTGAACGATAAGGCGCAGGAGGAGGTTAAGAATGGCACAAAGCACAAGTCAAAAAACAATCATCCAGGAAGCCTTAAAGCGCGAGTTTACGACGGAAACAGGCAGGCCGAAGAATTACACCATCAAAATCAAAAACGGCCCTACATACACAGGAAACAACCTGTCAGACGGCGGCGTATCAATTACCGAGAGCCTAAGTTCTAACAATTCGTTTGACCTGGCAGCAGTAGAAAAGCCTACGATTGAGTTCACGTTATTAAACCTTGAAAGAAATATCGGTTTATTAAAAGGCAAGGAAGTAGAGCTGGCGATTACCGTCGGCTCTATGGCCATGCCAGCAGGAACATATATTATCGATAACGCAGAGAAGCAAAACGACCACTTGTACAACATAAAGGCGAGCGGCATGCTTGCAAAGTTCAACCAGGACGTCAGCGTATGGTGGAACAAAGAAGTACAGTTCCCAATTACACACAGAGAGTTGTTAATTTCTTTATGTAATAAGGTCGGCATTGATTACCAACTGCCGCAAACATACGCGAATAGCAACGCAGTAATTGCACAGAGAAATATGTACGTTAACGAAGCAACAGGTGCAACGTTCCTGGGTTATCTCCAGGAAATGGCCGGTTGTTTTTTCGTAACTTCCAGGCTATTGGATAACGGCAGAACGTTAACGATTAAGAAGATCACACAGCCAACCGGTACACCAGGAATGGTTTACACCGGAAGCCATTATATAGGCACGGTTGAAATTGCAGACTACAACATTAAAAAAATTGATGTGCTGCAGATAAGAGCAACAAAGGACGATATAGGAGTTCTTGCAGGAAATAAGGATGGAAAGAACCCATATCTGATAGAGGGCAACCCTCTGCTTTACGGAATGGCGTCTGCCGATTTGCAGCCGATAGCAACGGCCATATTTAACGAATTAAAAGACGTGCAATATATACCATTCACGGCCAGCATGATGGGCGTGCCATATATTGAGCCAGGCGACACGATCCAGTTCAATACACCAGCAGGAGCAACAATCAAAACGTTGCTAATGAAGCGCACGTTTGCAGGAACGCAGTTCTTTAAGGACGCCCTGGAAACAAAAGCGAAAGAGCAGAGAGAGAACCAGTCAAAGCCAGCCCGCACAATAACGATATTGAACCAGAAGCTGCACGAGTTCGAAACATCAATCGAGAAGTTCAAAAGCAAGATTGCGGATATTGCAACAGAGGTAGGAAACGCGAATAAAGGCACGCGCCAATATTACCTGCAGACTGCGTCGAAAGATACGCCATCGAAGAATGACAGCGCCTGGTCTACCACAAAGCCGCCATCAATAGCAGGGCAGCACATGTGGTACATGCTCGCAGATATTACAGCGAACGACAACGAAGTGCGCCATGAACCGCTGGAATTAACCGGCATAAAAGGCGACACAGGGCGTGGAATAGTAGGTACGCCAGAAATTACATACCAAGCAGGAAGCAGCGCGACAACGCCACCAACAGGCGAGTGGCTGGCCAATATTCCACTTGTAAACGAGGGCTACACTTTATGGATCCGTGCGGTTTATAAGTACAGCGATGACACGACGTCGGAAGTATTCTCTCCGTCAATAGCAGGAAAGACCGG